TGTCTGTTTCTGATGACCTTTCCGCCGTGGTTTACAATATTTATAATAAGGAAGATAAAAAATTCTATCTGTTTATGGATAGCTATATACCGGAAGAAACAATAGAAACCCACCCGAACCGTGAGCTTTATAGGATGTGGGTAGATGGCGGCTGGTTGAAAGTATGCCCCGGTGCTGTCATAGATATGGACATGATTATAAACGACATATTAAGGCGTGACCGTAATTTGTTTATATGCCGGATAGGCTATGATGCTTACAAGGCAAGCGAGATACGCAACGCGCTTGCAGCGGGACTTTTGGGACACGGGAAGAACCCGGACAAGATACTGCGTGCTGTTCCCCAGACCTACGGGGCGTTTACATCACCGGTAGAATCGCTGGAGCTGGCGGCAAAGAGCCGTCCGGCTCATCTTGTTATTGCTTATAATCCTATCCTATTCTGGAACTTTGGAAACTGCTATATAGATGAAGATAAGATGTGTAATAAGAAACCGTTGAAAAGGAAGGAAAATCTTAAGATTGACGGTGCGATAGCCTCCTTGATGACATTTTGGCTTTACAGTAATACGGAACAGAGGTAACCATAAACAGCATATTGTCCGATATATAGAAGTTATAACTTGATATATGGACAATTTTTTCAGATTTTTCAAAAGAGAATCGGCACCATTGCCGTCATTCATAGACAGTGGTTCGGAGAAGACGGATGAGGAAGCGCACGAAGATTATGGGAAAGCGAAGTCTACAGGTGGAGATTATCGGGAGAACATAGCTTATGTGAATTCCCCATGGGCTGCATTGAATATAGCCGCAGTATATCGTGCTGTGAATCTACTTTCAAGTTCTGCCGCTACGTTAACCATCCAATACAAGCGTAAGGACAGGGCGAAAAACTATTTCAAGCTAAGCGACACGAAGGATGGGAAGAGGATAAACTATCTGCTCGGGGCACGTCCCAATGATCGGATGAATTCATATACTATGATGAAGTATACGGTAGCCCAGTTGCTTTTGCAAGGGAATGCCTTTATCTACCCTGTACGTAATTCGTTCCACGAGATCGTATCTTTCATATTGTGTTCCCCCGGCTCGGTAACTTACGATGTATATGCTAATCAATATAAGATTGATGATATAACCAACGGAATAAGTGTGACTGTAGGTCCGAAAGATATACTCCATTTTAAGAACATGTGTCTTGACGGAGGATATTGGGGAATGTCTACCATAGCATACGCCAAGCAGTGTCTTAGTATTACTGCCACATCGGATGGTGAAACGTTGAAACGATTTGCCACAGGCGGACGTTTCAAGGCTATTCTTCAAGACAACACAACTGTCCAAGGCTACGGAAAGTATCAGGACGAGCAGTTGAAGAATATGGGAATGGATATTCAGGACACGTTGAACCGTGGAGGGGACATACTGGCTGTATACGGTGACGGAAAGCTTACCCCTATAAGCATGTCATCGGCTGACATGCAGTTTTTGGAAAGCAGAAAGTTTAATATCCGTGAGATTGCCCGGTTCTTCAATATACCACCGAGTAAACTTATGGACGATTCCAACGCCAACTACAAGAGTGTAGAGATGTCCAATGTAGCCTTTTATGTTGAGGCTTTGCAGCCCATAATTACCGAGATAGAGCGTGAATTTGCCGCCAAATTACTTGATGAGAATACCTATATGGATTACAAGTACACATTCGACTTGTCCGCATTGTACGCCCTTGACGTTGACAGCAAGAGCAGATGGCAAAAGACACGTCTGGAAACGGGCCAAGCAACCGTTAATGACATACGTAGGGATGACGATCGTCCGCCGGTGGACAAGGGGGATGATGTGTACATAAGCACAAACCTTGCAGTATTGGGAAGCCCCAAAATGTCTGGGGAAACAGTTGCAAGCTCTACAAAAATAAATGATAACAAGGAAGGAGAAGACGATGAATAGGGAATTGCGTGTGCTGACGCTTGAAAAAATGAAAGCGCAGATAAGGGATGTGCAGGATGAAGAGTTGGAGTTGTTGCATACATGGGGCATGGCGTGTGAGAGTGTGATTATAGATATGACAAACCGCACATTCGAAGAGTTGGAGGCATGGGAGGACGCTCATGGAAAAGGATTTCCCGAAGCCTTGGAATCGGCTATGTTGCTACTTGTAGCCCATTTGTTCCGGAACAGGGAGCCGGTTTCATCCGTAACCCAGAATATGGTTCCTTTTACTATATCAATGCTTGTAAAGCCTTATGTGAAATTATCAAACAGAAGTGAATCATGATATCAGCAGGGGCATTAACGGAAAGAGTGGATATTATGACCCCGGAAATAAGCCGTGGTAGCATGAATGAACAGGTAATCCAATATCGGAAAGCAATTACCGTATGGGCTAATGTGCAGTTTCAAAGGGGCGCTCGTGCTCTGACTGCCGGTGAAGCGTGGATGAACAGTTCGGTAGTTGTAACGATGCGCTATATGTCCGTGGTTACTGATCGTTGTCGGCTGGTATGGGATGGGAAAACCTACAGAATAGATTCGTGTAACCGATCCAAGAGAGATGGGAGTATTACTATTACGGCTTCCATATTGGATGAGGGAAGCGGTTTCGGGTAAGCCGAAAACAGGTATTTATAGGATATAAAAAGGGCGTTTCCTAAAGGGGCGTTTGAAAGTTGTAAATAAATAGAAAAAAATATGAATAATTCCAAGGAGAGAGAGGTAAGATACATGACCGGTGACCAGTTCCAGCCAAAGATCCGCGAGGCGGAGGACGGGAGTGATAGCCGGGTAATCGAGGGTTATGCGATTGTATTTGGCGTTGAGAGTCGTATGCTTGTGGACTATTGGGATAACTACCGTGAGATTATAGAGCCGGGAGCCATTACGGAAGACGAGTTGAAGCGGATGGATATAAAGATGACATTGTGGCATAACCGCGAGAGGTTGCTGGCTCGTTGGAACAGGGGTGAAGGATCGCTTTCGCTTTCTGTGGATGAAACGGGTGTAAGATATAGATTTACAGCTCCAGCGACTCAGGATGGAACTACCGCATTAGAGTTGGTAAAGAGAGGGGATTTAGCCGGTTCTTCATTCACATTCTGGAGCGATGAGAGTTCTTCGGTCAGGTATACCAAGGATGATGATGGTGTGCTGTTACGACACGTTACCCGTATTGACGAGGTTTTTGAAATGACTATAGCTTCTGATCCGGCATATGTGCAGACCAGCGTCACAGCCCGGGAAGTGGAGGCTTCCGGTATTGTGTTGCACCCAGATCAGAAGAAACGGGAAACAATTGAGAAAAATGAAACCGCATATGCGGAATTGAGAAAGATAGCGAATAAGAAAATTTTTTAATCATTTTTGTTTATGAATAAAGGAAAGAAAGTGAATGTACAACAGTACATTACCAGACGAGAGGAAATCAAGGTACGTCTTAACGAGATTGTAGATTTGGCTGAATCGGAAAACAAACGTGCGTTTACCGATACTGAGAATGACGAGATCGAGTGTCTGAAACGCGAGATGAATGCTTTGGATGTCCGCATAGCGTGTGCTGACAAGAGCGGATATGTGGAAGTCACCGCCCGTGAGCTTGCGTTTGATGCGTTTATGCGCGAGCATATCAATTCTAGAAGTTCCCATCCGCTTAAGCGTGAGTTTACAGGAATGATCAGTACGGGAGCGCAGCCGATGATCCCTCTTACTATTAATGACATTATCCCTGCATTGGAAGAAGGTCTTATCATTTCTAAGCTTGGATTACCGTTACGCACAGGTTTGGCGGGTGATTATTGTTGGCCGACAGTTTCGGCAGTTGAAGCAGAGGTAGCCGGGGAGGCTGTAGCTTTGACCGACAAAAAAATCGAGATCGGTAAGATTGTACCCAATCCTCAGAGAGTGGGTGTTACCATCAAGATTACAAGTCAGACAATCAACCAGACCGAGGGGGTGGCATACGATGTTGTTAAGCAGCAGATACCGATGGCTGTAACACGGACGCTGAATAAGCTGATGTTTACAACTGGGAAACAGACGCATAAGTTAGTAGGACCTTTTTCTGAGATCGCGTTCCCGGGAGGAAGTCCGGGCACCCCAAAGACTATCGCTGAGTTAAAAACTATGGCTGAAAAGAAAAATGCCCGTTTTATCAAGTTTGCCAACTCGACACCGACATTTAAGGAATTGGTATTGATGCGAGCATTGCCATTGATGAAAGGTATTGAGGGAAGTTACATGGCTTATGTGATGGATGAATACACAAAGGCGGTATTGGAAACTACCGATCGAGGATATGAAGGACCGACAAATCCGGGTAACACGGGAAGATATATTATCGAAAACAATACCATTGCTGGTGTTCCGGTTTTCTGTACGAATTATATTAATACAGATGATAAGACCTATATTGGTTTTGGCTCATGGGGATATGAGCCTATCGGGCAATTCGGTGAACAGCGTTTTATAATCAATCCTTATTCGGAAGACACATCAGATGTTGTTCGCTTGACCCTTAATGGGGATTGGGCGTTTACCACATTGCGTCCTGAGGCGTTTACGCTGGGAGAGTTACCTGCCGAAGGGGAATGATTTATTTACCCGGGGCTACGGCTCCGGGATAAAAATACGAAGTTATGGGAATAATGAAAAAAATCCTTGAGAACAATCGGGGGAAGCAGATAAAAGGGGTGTCATTTGTCTATGAGGGAGACGAAGTTATTGCCATGCTTGAAAGGATGCGTAAGTCCAAGGAAATCAAAAAAAACGAGATAAAAAAAGAGGTACGAAGGGCATTAACACCGGAGCGGAAGTATGTGCGTAATGCAGCAAAAGCCGCAATGGGTAAAGATCCCGGAAGAGCGTACATGGCTGTAAAGATGGTTGTTTACCGTGACGGGAACGGCGGTATGCTTAACATACTTGATAGGGGAGATGCAAAAAGGCTGGCATTATATAAAAAACCGAACGGCGGTGTGTCGGGCATAAGAAGACGTAGATATGTAAGCCCGGAAACGAAGAGGTCTAGAGGCTATAGAGGTGCGGACAGGGCTTTTATCCTTCGGTTTATAAATTCAGGGACAGAAGACAGGTATACGAAAGTTAGACGTCAGGGAATGAAAAAATCGGCATATCGCGGCTCTTTGTCTGCAAGTAATTTTTTCCAGCCGGCAGCGGAATCCGGCATGGCTAGAGCCAGCCTTGTATTGTCGGAACGGATTGCAAGAATAATACAAGAAGTAAGTGAAGGAAGATGAGTTTATTTATAAGCAAGCATATTATTAGCTCTATACAGTCTAATAAGGCTGTTACGGAAGCGGTGGGGAACAGGATATATCCGGTTGTTATCCCTGTGGGGGCGCCGGAGTATCCGTTCATCAATTTTACGAGTTCTTTGGATGGTCCGGACGAGACCAAAGATGGATCTTGTGCGGATAATGTATCCACTACTTTGGTAGTTGTGTCAAAGACGTATGAAGTTGCTGTGAATACGGCTAATGAGGTGCGTTACTCTATTGAAGGGAAGACAGCCCGGTATGATAAGTTTGAGGTCATTGATAGTTCTTTTCTGTCATGTATTGAAGATTATTTGGTGGATATAGACGCATTTACTATAACTCTTTCGTTTAATTTTAAAACAATTGATCTATGAAAACAAATCAGATTATGATACGTCCGATGGGTGAGTTTAAAGTAGTTCAACGGACAAAAGATGCGTTTTTCAATGCAACAGAATTATTAAAACAGTGGAACCAATTAAAAGGTATGAGGAAAGAAGTTAATGACTACTTCGATTTGTCTTCTACTAAAGAGTTTATTTACACTATAATGAAAAGGGAAAATTATGATACGGGTAATTACCCCTATCATAAATCAAGAGCAAATAAGGGTGATAATGCGGGTACATGGATGCATCCACTGCTTTTTATTGATTTTGCAATGTGGATAAATCCATCATTTAAATATGATGTTCTAAAATTCGTTTATGACGAAATGATAAAGTTCCGCAATCTTGCCGGTGATGCATATCCCAGAATGTGTACGGCTGTTTGTTCTATCCTTCCAAAGGAGGTATTTAAGCAAAAAGTTAGTGATTTGGCAAAATCACTCAATATCATTGTGTATGGCAAACATGAATCAGAAATGCGTAATAAGATTGGCGATGAGGCTAAGATACGTGAGATGTATGAACTGGAACAACAGATAGCCCAATGGATTGAGCTGGGATTTATTAAAAATTATCAGGAATTGAAACAGGCACTAACGAAGGTGTATTATCAGAGACACCCTGATGTATTGCCTATGTAGATAACTTATTGAATATAGCACTTAAGAATAAATTCATAGTAAAAATCAATTGTTTTACGGATTCGGTTCGTGAGAATAGAATCTGTTTTTTAAGGAATTGTTTAACTTTTAAATTATATAGATTATGTCAAAAGCAAAACCTTTGAATGGAAAGGATTTTATGATTTTCGTTGCCGGTAAGGCTACGGCTTTGGCAACCAGTCACAAGCTGACACTTACCGCAGAGACGGGCGATGCCGCCAGCAAGGACGATGGCATGTGGGACGAGTCAATAGTCACGAAGATGGGGTGGGAAGCGTCTACGGAGGCATTGGTAAGTGCTGATAAGGACATAGAGAGCTTTGATTCTCTTTATGACACATTTATTGCCGGTGAACCTGTTGATATTATATTGGGTGTTCCTGCTAATCTGACCAATGATGGTATTCCGGAAGATGGGTGGACATCCCCGGCAACCAAGGCCCAGCAGATATACTATAAGGGGAAGGCTCTTATAACCTCTCTTGACCGCACGGACGCGAAAGGCAGCAATTCTACAATGACTGCGCAGTTTAAGGGACAAGGAAAACTTGAAAAGGCAACAGGTAATGGTTGATGGTATGAGGACAGTAAAAATTAATGGCGTGGAGTATACATTAAGGTATACTCTGCGCGCCTTATTTATATATGAGGAAATTACCGGGAAGTCTTATTCCGGTGACAGGATGGTTAACAGTTATATCCTGTTATGTGCTATGCTGATGGCAAATAACAAGGATTTTCCGTTAACGTTTGATGACGTGATAGACGCATGTGATTTAGATCCGTCCATTTTCGAAACGTTTTTGGCTGTTTTAGAGGAAGAGAACAAGAGAATCGGTATGATTGTAGGGAAAGATGATAAAAAAAAAGCGATGGGAAAGAGAACGAAGAAGTAAGTGTAATAAGGTTGTATGAAGAAGTTGTCGGTCGTGGAGGGATATCACCTGATTACTTCTTTGACAGTATGACTTTTAACGAGTGTGCTGCATTTATAAGGGGGATGAACCGGAAGGAGCAGGAGGCATGGGAGCGCACAAGGATGATGATGTATACTATCGCACAAGTGAATTCTACGGAGAGCCTCACACCTGAAGCAGTGTTCCCATTCCCGTGGGATGAGGAACGGGAACCGATAGAGATAGATGAGAATGAGCTGAAAGAATTGAGAGAACGAGCAAAAAATATGGAATATGGCAAGTAATGCGATTGTAAGATTGTTGTTTAACACCGCTGATTTTGATAAGAACATCAGAAGGGCGAAAGGTGAGATAGGGAATTTTGAAAAAAGCATAACAAGTATGGCCGGCAAGATAGGACCTGCTCTAAGTGGTTTTGCTGCTTTCGCTGGTATATCGGTAGCCATTGGGGATGTGGTAAGGACTTCTATGGAGTTTGAAAAGTCGTTATCCTCTTTGAAATCCTTAACAGGTGTGACAACGCAGGAGCTTTCGTTTTTTAAAGATGAGGCTATCCGTTTGGGCAGTACCACCACGCAGACTGCATCTCAGGTGGTAGATGCCTTTAAGCTGATAGGATCTCAAATGCCAGAGTTGTTAAAAAATAAAGAGGCTTTATCTTCTGTAACGGAAAGCGCTATTATATTAGCAGAAGCCGCAGAAATAGATGTTCCTGAGGCCGCTAAAGCGTTAACAGGAGCTCTAAATCAGATGGGCGCTTCTTCTAGCCAAGCTGCTGAATATATCAATATTTTAGCGGCAGCCTCTCAACAAGGCTCTGCTGATATCCCATATCTGAACAAGGCTATAGAGAATGCCGGTGGTGCTGCATCTTCTGTAGGTGTACAATTCAATGAATTGGTAGCCGCGATAGAGGCTATTGCTCCTAAAATAACGGATGCCGGCAGTGCGGGAACTAATCTGCGTAATATATTTCTCACTTTGGAAAGTAGTGCGGACAAGAACTTACGTCCTTCCGTGGTCGGGTTGTCACAAGCTGTGGAAAACCTTGCAGCAAAGCACATGAACGCTACAGAAATGACGAAAATGTTTGGTAAAGAGAGCGTAACGGCTGCTTTGGCACTCGTTTCTGAAAAAGATAAATTTATAGAGTTAACCGATGGAATAACAGGAACAAATACTGCATTAGAACAACAAAAAATCAATAATGACAACTTAGCAGGATCTATAGCGGCATTGCAATCTGCTTGGGAAGGTTTCATATTAACGCTAAACAATTCTTCGGGTATGTTACAAAGCGTAGTTGGTTTTTTAGCTGATATTGTAGATGGAGCACGAACGGCATTTTCTTCATTACAAGCTTTGGACGAGTCTAGTTATAAGAGCGAAGGTCAGAAATCGTTTAGATCAGAAAAAGTTCAAAACGCTATAAATGATATAAACGAACTGGTAAAAGGAGGAATGAGCCGGGAAGATGCCTTGAACTGGGAAGAGAATTTAACAAGAGATCTGTATAAGAGAGCTGATTCGTTAGAAGAAAAAAAAGAAGCCTATGAAGAGGCTATGGCAATATACAATGAGAGAGGTGGACAGTGGGACAAACGGGCTTACGAGCAATCAAAGGAAGTGTATATGTTAGCTCGGAACGAAAAGCAAATACGTGATGAAATATTAGATTATATTGAAAAAGAACGACAGAAATTAAAAGGCGTTGGTGATATCCAGAAGGAATTAAACAAGGGGGCTACTGTGGGTACTGGGGAAAAGAAAGGACCTACGGATTTGCAATTAGCTGCATTTAATGCCGAAGGATGGGCTAATGAAGAGGTAAAAGGGCTTCATAACAAGCTAAGACAGGCTATTGAGAGTGGAGATAAAATAAAGATAAAAAATATAGAGATTGATTTGGATGAAGCTATAGATGAAGCTAAATTACCTGATTTGTCCAAAAAAATTAAAGAAAACGAAGATTTCGCAAATTCGTTAAGTGCCATAGGTAACGCTTTTGGTAGCATGTCTTCAATGGCTGATGGTGCCGCCGGTTCTATCCTGTCTTATTTCGGGAACTTAATGAACTCTGTGGCTGCCGCGATTCCGGCTATTGATGCTCTTAATGCAAAGAAAAAGGAAGAATCTGTGGCTAATACGGAAGCAGCCGTAACCGGAGCCGCTTCGTCTGTGGCTTCCATTCCGTTTGTTGGTGCGGCTTTGGCTGTAGCCGCCATAGCTTCAGTTTTGGCTGCTTTAGCCAATATTCCCAAATATGCAACAGGTGGTATAGTGGGAGGATCATCATTTTTCGGTGATCACATGATAGCACGGGTTAACAGTGGCGAGATGATATTGAACCAGTCCCAGCAAGGTAAGCTGTTCAATATGATTAATAATGGTGGTGGATCCAATCACATAACGGTAGACGGTGAGGCACGGGTAAGCGGTAAGGCTATGTATATAACAATAAGGAATTACATGAAGGCTAACAATATAAAGTGGTGATATGGGGCAGAGATATAACATACATTTTAAAAATTACAGAAACACAGCCTATGATGTAAAGGTCTATATTGATGGCTATGTGGGACAGGTGACGGAATTACTGGGCGCAAGAAGCGCATTTGTCGTAGAGGGGAACGATGAGAACTTTGTATATGAGCCGATAAGAAGTTCTACGGCAACATTGACCCTTCTTGGTAGTGATTTACTTCTAGACCTGTTTAGCATTAACAACCAATATGCACCGGTTAAGTTGTTCAAGGGTGACAAGTTAATGTGGACGGGGTATATTGTTCCGGAGCAATTTACGCAACCTTATAAGCCTACACCGGACAATATCAGTATTGATTGCATAAGCGCAATAGGAACGCTTGAGAATATACAATATGAGAAACAGACAGAGAATGGATTTATAACGGCGATAAACCTCTTAAGGTACATTATAAGATCAGCTAATGGGGGATATGAAAAGATATATATACCTTATGTCTATGGATCGTCAGAAGTGAATTATTCGACAAAGAAAAACATATTCGATGAGATAACTCTCGCAGAGGAAAACTTCACCTCAGAAGGGATGATGTTGGACGAGGTACTGGAGTATTTTTGTCGTTTTTTTAATTGGACCTTATACGATTATGAAGGTAGCCTGTATTTTGTAGATGCAGATTGGAAAGGGGAATACTTCTCGTATGGCGAGGATCTTGTCACTTATGAGATGGTTACTCCAAACACTGTATTGCTTCAGGATATCGGCTTCGGCGGTAGTGATCATACAATAGATGTGCTTCCCGGGTATAATAAGGTTACTGTTAAGGCGATAAACAATGTTTTTGATGAATTGGTGGAGAATGAAGATTTAGAAACGTTGAAAGAAAACGGTTACCAAAGTGTAAGTTATGATAAACTGTCAGGGGATGATGTTAAGGTGGTACGCAAAAGGTTTTTAATTCCTGAAAAATGGGAATTGGACTCTTACGATGGCGATACAGGGGAAAAACAAGATCCGAAAGATGCAATGAATAATTCTTTCGGAAGCGCATTGCTAAAAATTAGTGAATATGGGGGAAAGTGGGAAAGATCGGATTTTATCCCTGACATTTCTGACTATTCATGGACATTGGCCGTTCAAGATAGAGTGAAAGGGCAGCAGTTTCAGGAAAAGCCGGGGGAGGCAATGAGTAAGGATTTGGTTGCGATAAAAGGTGCTAAGGGAGCTGCGTGGATGAATGGAGCATTAAGTATTGACGGTAGTATTATAGTTCCGTGGGATGATGCAAATTTGGCGTTCTGTAAGCCTTCGGGGAAATCCGGGTATGCTGATATTACTTATGTGCTAAGGATAGGAGATAAGTATTGGAATGGAAGTTCGTGGGTTGACAGTGAGGCTGAATTTAAGATCAGATATGAAAACGAAAGCGCAGGCTCTCCATTAACTGTCAAGAATACCAAGTCACCTGATATGCCGTATTCTGGTCTGTCTGGATATATTATTAAATTGCCGGATAATGCACCGATTATAGGGGATTTATCATTAAAGATAAGAAGGACAAGTGAAATAGGATTTACTCCTGAATCAGGAGCTGGGAGTATAAAATTTTATGGATATATATACAAGAATCCTAATCTGAATTATAAGAAAAAAGACGGAGTTGTAGATGAAGGTGAGAACGGGGATCGTGTATACGAGAATGTAGTCAATGAAAAATTTATGTCCGAACTTGACGAGATAGAATTTGGCATAAGTAGTTATAATGAAGACGGGGCAACATATAGCAAAGCTCTTTTAAATGGCAATTTTTTAACAAACAACTTGTATTCGGCAATAGAAGGTACGCTTGTGCGCCCCGAAGAAGCGTTGATCAGGCGTATCATTAACCGATACCGGGTAACCAAAATCAAGTTAACTCAGGTATTAAAAAACAGTGATCTCATTCATCCTTTCACGGTTTTGTATGACAATTCTATGGTTAGTAAGAAATTCATGCTGTTAAGTGGTGTATGGGATTACGAGCAGAATACAGTAACATTATCAATGATAGAGAATGGCGATAAAGTCAGATATAAGAATCATAAGTAAGGTAGTACCGAGGGAGCGTGATGGGAAGTATGTTCCCCGCTCTGTGACTATTATACAGGGTGGCGGTGGCGGCGGTGATGTCACCAATGCCGATCATGCCAATTCCGCATATACGCTGGATGAGGACACACCTGTATTTAATTGGTTTATTTCCGCTTTAAATGACGATGAAGCGCAAGGGGTGATTAATTTTTTGAAGGGGATAAAAATTAGTGGGCACGATTTAAAGCGTATTGTAGGAACCAAAACAGAGTATGATGATATTAGGGATGATGATATGTTGACAGGTCTGTTTGTTATCGACCATTTTTTACGGAAGGATAAACCAGATACGGCCAAAGAATTTATCACATTTGTAAAGGGGTGGTATGGAGGAAATTTTACACAAGGTTCAACCGGAGCAGGATTATGGCAGGATGAACAAGGCGCATGGCATTTGGAACTTGACTATGCTCATTTTCGGAGGAAGTTGACCGCTGAAGAAATAGAAGTACAGAAAACAACCCATATCGGTGGAAAGTTGATGCAGACAGCGGCCGGAATGTCTTGTATAAAAGTTGAGGAATACAACGATTTTTGGCGATGTTACATGCGTACTAAGGATGCTGATGGAAGGATAATATATAATCAATTTAAGGAAAAAGATCAAGCACTGGTTGAAACGTTTAATTTGGAAAAGCAGGCAGATGGGAAACTAGGGAATCATTATTTATGGCGTTTGGTTGTATCTGTAGGAACTGATTATATAGACCTGTCAAAAAGTGTATGTGCATTGGAGAGTGACGCTCCATTGGTAGGGGATGATATTGTACAATTAGGATATCAAGGTACAGATGATCCTAATAGGCAAAATGCTCAGATTTTAGCAGGTGCCGGCACAGGGTCTCCATACATAAGACAATATGTGGGGATCAATAATTTTATTTTGCCGGAAGAATATACCCGAATAAAACCGGGAGACAATCTGTTGACGGGAAGGATGAACTTGCAGCCGGGTTCTACAGGTTCGGCAAATCTGACGGATTTGCCGGATGAGGTTTATAAGGCGGTAAATATTGGTTCGGCCAATCTATTACGTAATACTGGGTTTACGGGAGATTATGAAACAGAGGATCTATCTGCCGCTACCGAGTTATCGGCTGATACCGAATTATATAGCAAGCAATTAAAGTATTGGACGGGTGTGGCTACTGTATCCGCAGATAGTGCTGCCGGCTCTGGGTACTCTGCTGCAATCGGTAGTTTGTCCCAATCTGTATCATTGATTAAAGGAGAAAGTTATGTTATCAGTTATAAAGCAAAGGGTACGTCTGTGTCTGTTTCGTGCGGCTCTTTCAGTGTTTCTCAGCCTCTCACATCCTCTTATCAGAGATATACCCATAAGATTACCTTCAATGGCAGTGGTATATTTCTCATCAGTGGTACCGCAACCGTTTGTGATCTTCAATTAGAAAGAGGAACCATCGCTACCGATTGGAAGCCTTCAATTCTTGATAATGACAAGTCTATGGCTGAATTTCAAGCAATTAATTATATCGCGAGCGCAATCAAGGATGGATCTGTGGATATCCTTGGCGGTTTGATACTAGCTAATATGGTCCAATTAGGCAACTACAAGGATGGTAAGATGCAAAAGGTCACAGCCGGAGTTAGCGGCATATACAATGATGATGATGATGTGGCATTTTGGGCAGGAGGAAAACTTGAACAGGCGATTCTTACCGTGATGAGGTTCCGTAATGATCCTAATTACCAGCCTACGGATGCGGAATGGGCGAACATGGCAAACTTCGTTGCCACTCATGGCGGTGATGTATTTTTGAGAGGATATATCTATGCTTTGGGCGGATATTTCCGGGGAAAAATTGAAATAGCCAATGGTAAGATACTGTTGAATGAGGATGGTTCCGGGCAGCTTGCCAATGGGAACATTAAATGGGATGCAGATGGAAATCCTGAATTTGTCGGGAAAGTGAAAGTTTCCTCACCGTCAGGTTACGAGATAACCATATTCCCTGAGGATGAATATGGGAGACCGTCAATTGATATTCATGATAATGATGGTAATTCGCTCTTAGATATATCCCTTCAATATGGATTGAAGGGTATGGTTCCCCGTATTTTTATGAATGACCCTTCCAATAGTGATGTATTGTATTTTCGCCCGGACAGTATGGTTGTCGAGCAAAGAGGAAGTGACGGTTATATATATCAAACCCAGATTATGGGTGGACGAATAATTATGGTTAAAGGTTCTGAAATTGTGTGGGATCAGAGCATATTGCCCAAATAAAATAAAGTGATATGGAACTTAATTCGATCAATAAAACAGGTACTTGGAGTGAGGCGGCAGATCGGCTTAACAACAATTTCAGCAAGACCTCTACTGAAGTGGAGAAGATCAAGCAGAACAGTGTCCGCAACAAGGGATTGTTTTCTACAGTAGAAGCATTGCAGGCTGCTGTCCCATCTCCTGTTGTGGGCGACTGGGCTGTCGTGGGAGATACCATACCGGGTCCTATATATCAATGTACGAAGAGAGGCGTATGGAGCGAAACAGGAACAACCGGAGGCGGTGGAAGTGTTGACCTTTCCGGCATCTTGAAAGCCGAGGAGATAGACGATGTTACATCAATATTATAGTTATGAAAATTAATTACCAATCAGATTTTAAAATTATAGAGAAGAACCTGAATGGAGACGTATCAACTCCCTTCCGGTTTACTTACTTCAATCCGTTTAAGGGAAAGTTTATAGCCTCCTTTGATGGGCAAGAGTATGTGGGGTGCAGCCGTATGGAAGATGGCAGTCTGCTTGTCGCTTTTGACAACCCCGGCTTCTCCCCTGGTTTGCTGAAGGTCAAACGGGAATACTTCATTTCTGATTCTGACTTTAGAGATGGCATCTGCAACCTTGTATCTATTGAAGATACAGGGATTGTGCTGACTACCGGGAAGACGGATGAGAGCACAGCGGAGATCATGCCCTATCCGGATTATGCCGCATACAATGCGGTGCAGAGCGTATCTCTGTCAGATAAGGAGTATGATGATGTACTGAGTGATTTTAATAGTTAATAAATAATTACATAAAATAACAACAGCCCAAGTTCCGGCGGAACTTAGGCGAATAATAGAATACATTATGGTAAAAATGCACAAGTTGACGAAGGGCGGGCAAACCATTTACCCGGCTACTATCTATGATGCGGTGGTCAATTCCAAAACGCGTAAGAGTCTGGCTACGGAAATGTCGGGGTTAAATAAAGGAAGTGCCATTTCAACACAATTTGATACAGATTTTTCAAAAACCAGACTTGGAATTCCAAAAGAAAATAGAAGTACAGGAAAGATTTTAAGTTATAGGAATGGAGCAACTGGGGAACTCACTGTTGAAATGTATATGGGAACATCTATGGATGATCAATATTGGAGCGATGATTTATTCTGGTCCCCATTGCTGCCATCGACCAAATTTCCCTTTATCAATGTCACAGCAATAACCGGCAATAATTACAACACGCCCGATGCTGCTCGAAATGCTCTGCCGAATACTTACAATAAAAAAATCGGATTGGTTTTTACTTATAGAGATTTGACAAACAGATATAGGGTATATCTGTACAATTCTGAAACGAGTAATTATATACCGCTTGATTCTTACATGTACGATTCTGTCGTGTATAATTCAAACAAATCTAATACGAGGTTGTCGATAAGCAGTATTAACCGGAGAAAAGGATTTATCTTATCGTATCAAAACGAAGACAGGTTTACAATTGAAATATATAATTCTAATAATGTAGAGAATTCAAATTGGATAAATGACAAGAATTGGATCGAAGTATTAACCATTGACTCTCTTGAAGAGGTTGAAAACGACTTGATGATAATACGACACATGTTGCAGGATGTGTCAATCAACAAGGTATATGATGAACTTTTGCTCGCCAATAAAACAATAGACGGAGCCGGAAATATTGTAAATGGAAATGGGATTGTTATAGAAAGAATTGATATACCGGCAGGAGAAGAGTATATCTATACCAATGCATATTCGGTTTATTTTTATAGAGATAATGGCACGCTGCTTGGCACGGTTAATATGGGTGCTTCAACGGGAAAGAATATTTCAAAAAGAGAAATACCATCAGAAGCATCATATTGCAGGGCTTGGAATAATAACGCAAGAGATTTTTATTATCTATCATTCAATGAGAATTTTATTCCGCTTGAATTCGGTATAACACAGCTTCCTGAAACTTATTTAGACAAAAATCTGATAACAAATGATAATCTTATTGATGGGTATAATAATGTTAATGGATCGTTACAGTCAAACGAAGCTTATAATACTACACGACTGATCAGAATCGTTGACAACATAACATCTGTATTTACCAATGCATTTTCAGTCGGCGTGTATGCAGCAGATGGTACGTGGATTGGGTATAGGGGCAGTCAAGTAAAAACCTTTAGGGAGGTGATGACAGGTGAAAAAAAATGGGAATATATAATTTTTAATTTCAACAGTGTGGACTCCCCGTTTGTCTCGTTGAATTATTACCCTTGCAATCCGCAAAATGTGAGAAATGTAAAGTTAGATAGAGATGAAATAATCAATATGGCGTATAAAGGGAAGAAGTTTTGTTCATTTGGGGACTCGATCGTAGAACTGATCTCGTGGCAGAAGTATGTGTGGAAATATCTTCAATTCTCAACACATTATTGCCGAGGTATCGGAGGCTCCAAGGTTACATCCATTTCCCCAAAAACCAAGAAAGTGGACGAAAATGGCTACTATAATGCCGCTCATCCTGAAGAAGGAACTATCACTATACAGGATAATATGTGTGGTGACGGCCGAATAAATACTATTCCGACCGATACGGATGTATTAGTCATATATGCCTCCGCTAATGATATCACGGCAAATGCCCAAATCGGGGAGCTTGACGATCAGGACGAAAATCATTTAAAATACGCCTATGGGCTAATGTTGAGAAAGATTATCAAAAGATTGCCGGATGCCAAGATATTCGCTTGCATACCACATAATTTTTACAACTCTCATAATAATGCTGATTATCCTTATAAAAATAATATAGGATTAACGATACAAGATTACGGGAGTGTGATTAGAGAAGTATGTGCAATATATTCCGTCCCCGTAATTGATGTAAATGCATTAAGTGGAATATCAACGCTTAATATCACAACGTATCTGCAAGACCAGGTTCATCCAAATTCCGCAGGAGGCATGAAGATAGCTAACGTTGTTATTGATGCTTTAATTCAATATGTTCTTATGGATCTAACCAATCCTTACATCGAAGATACAAAAATGTAAAATTATGATAATTAAAAAGTTAATCACTAAAATAATGTTCCGTCTGTCTGTGGATATACATCCAAATGCAGAATGGTTCTAGGGGTAAAGGGCTGATCTTGGTGTAGGTCAGCCCTTATGTATTATCGTTAGCGTTATTGTCGGCTGTCTTTTTGTGCTTAAATGTTAAATATTACACAATACAAGAAAATATATTGTGATTTGTTTTGCTATTATATCACAATGTAGTATATTTGCATTGTGATAATAAAACAACAGGTAATAATAGAACCGGCGGCAACGGATAAGCGGCGTAAGACTATGAAGACAAAAATTAAATTTACAGATTCATACAGTGGTAGAGCAATTAATATAGTTATCAATCTCACAGACGGTGAAAAGGAATACTACTTAAGAGAAGATGACAAAAATGTCATTTATAACAAAATGTCTTCTTATCAGAGAGCAAAAATAGAATCATTCTTTGGAAAGATGAATGCATACTATACCAAAATTGAGATTTTATAAATAAAAAGTTAGGGCAACGAATTTCTTCGCTGCCCTAAATATTAAAATGTGGTTTAAACCACAATGACATTTTTAATGTCGTTTCAATCCACGCACCGAAGTGCGACTAACATCGTTGATGTTCGATGCAAAGGTGCAACTTTTTGAAATAACGAGCAACAAATTATAACTGTTATAAAACATATTAATTATGGCAAGAAGACGATCTATTACCCTAGATCAAGAGTCTAGGGTATTGTCCCTATATAAGGACGGGATAGCTATCAAGGAGATAATGAAGGAAACAGAAATAAAGTCTGAGCAAACGATATATAGGATATTGGACAGCAATGGTGTGCCCCGAAGACCGAAGGTTAATGGTGTGAAAAGAATACTTGTTATGATAGAAGAGGACGTGGCAGCTATATTGGATAAGGAGCAATCGGTATCATTATATGTCAATGAGGCTATAAGATACTACCACGGCAACCGGCATTAATTGTCGGTTATCTATCTTTTAAAGTCAAGAGTCTGTAGCGGATTAGTTTCCGTGGCAGGCTCTTTTTTTGTCATACAAAATAAAGGTTAGTTTGAGAATCGGGTAATCCAAAACGTGTAATTGATGGTATTAAAAAAAGATAGAAAGTCATATAAATTATTGCACAATGAGAAAGGAGACAAAAGAAAACATTCAGTATTCAACTGCTGTGGGAATGCTTGTTTTGGGAGCGTCCTTGGCTGTTGCTGGCTTTGTGTGTTCGGAGCCTATGGGTCAGATACATGACAGTGTATTGTGGTTGTTTGCCCAGTGTCTGTTATATGCCGGTAGCGTCTTTGGCATCAGCATCTATATTAACAGCCGGTTTAATAATTTAATAGAGCAATTAAAAGAGAAGGAGGGAAAGAAATGAAGAGTTTACCAAGAGGTTTGAGGAACAACAATCAGTCCAATGAAATTTGGAAGGATATACCCGGATATGAAGGGAAATATCAAGTTTCTAACACTGGGCTCGTAAAATCGCTACCTAAGTATCATTCAAAATCAGAAAGGATATTGAAAGGAGAGGTAGATAAAGATGGATATATAAAAGTTGTATTGTGCCCAAACAGCAAAAAGAGACATAAGAGATTTGTGCATCGGCTTGTTGCAATTTCATTCATTGACAATCCTAACAATCTTCCAGAAGTTGACCATATCAATACAATTAAGGATGACAATAGGGCTGATAATTTAAGATGGGCAAACAGGTCAAGCAATCAATTAAATCCATTGACAAGTAAAAGACTATCAGAAAAGATGAAGGGGAGTTTTGGAAGGTTAAGTCCAAAATCAATACCTATATATCAATGCGATATGAATGGTAATATTATCTCAAAATGGGATAACGCACAAGAGTATAAGAGAGCAATGAATTTAAAGAGAGTTGACGGAATTTATCTGTGCTTGTCAGGCAAACTAAAATCATCAGGAGGTTATACATGGAAAATAGCGTAACAAAAAAAACGCCGAGAGGAATACGGAACAATAATTTCGGAAACATCCGACGTAGTAAAGATAACTGGAAGGGACTATCACAAGTGCAATCCGACCCATCCTTTTTTCAGTTCATTGCTCCAAAATGGGGTTATCGTGCTTTAATCCGCACATTGCAGAATTACAGAAGAAGACACAACTGTATTTGTATTGCAGACTTTATTACAAGATGGGCCCCACAGACAGAGAACAATACAGGGGCTTACATCAGACGGGTATGTCAGGATATGCAGGTACCTTCAGTATATGTTCCGGACATTGAGGATAAAGATACGATGTGTTCTTTGGCTGCCGCTATATCTTATGTTGAGAATGGTGTTCCTGCCGTAATGGAGGATATCTATAAGGGATGGGATCTGCTATGAAACTAAGGATCTATATATGGATTGCAGTAGGGATAGCATTGCTATTGCTGTTTGGGTCATGCCGGAGTATAAGGTATGTTCCGGTAGAAACAATAAGGACTGACAGTCTTTATCTTACCGTACATGAACGTGACTCCATCCACATTCAGGATTCTGTCTATATAAGAGAGAAAGGCGATTCAGTAATCGTTGACAAATGGCATATAGTCTACCGTGACAGGACAATTCGCGATACAGCCTATATAGAGAAGGAGAAAGAGGTAGGGGTTCCCTATCCTGTGGAGAAGGAATTAACATGGTGGCAGAAGACGAAATTAGAACTAGGAGAGTTATCTATAGGTATTATATTAGTATTACTAATCGTAGTCATTTGGTTGATAAAGAAGAAGGGAGGTGCAAGATGAGATAGCAACATCAAGTATTATCCGCCACAGGTAGAAGTGTGGCATATAATAGAAACTCATATAATAAAAGTGATTCTTTTGCGGCTTAGAAAAAAAAGAAAGCCGCCTCCTGAAAGGATTGACAGTCGGATAAGGAGATAAACACCCGTGGTGTTGTTGCGGCCTTCATTGGCAATAACAAACACTTCGGGTGTTTTGTTTTCAAAAACCGAATAAAAATGAAATTAGAGGAACTGTATAAGGATATAATAGGTGTTGTGTGTGATGTTACCGGTCTTGTTGAGGCTGACATATTAGCCAGCAATCGCGAGGAATGCGCCGATGCAAGATATCTTCTTGTGTTAGCGTTGTCCAAAATGCTGACTGATCATGAAATTGGCAGATTTATCAACCGTACCCGACAAGGTGTATCGTTTATTCGCTCGAATCGGCAAAAATTAAGGAAATGGACAGTTGCAAGCAATTGGAAAGTAATTAGCAAGTATATAGCAAGTAATTACTTTATCTGCAAGTGACTTGTACGGACATTTGTGAGCGGTCAATATTGACCGTAATTCCAAAAAGTTATAAGTTTATGGAAGCAGAAGTAAAGCAAGTGATTAAAGAAAAGGAGTATGTCCATGACAACGACAGGAAGGAATATGCTTCAAAAGGTCTAGCCGGAACCGCTCTCGGTATCGCTATCGGTGCGGGAGTATTATCATTGTGGGGGCGTGGTCGTGGTGTAGGTATCGGCGGTGGTATGCCTGAAAACGTGAATATCAACACAGTCAGTGATGCTATTTCCGGTCGTACCGGTGTTGCTCCTACCGCTTTCCAGGCATGGGAGAAAGGTTGTGATGAGGCTTTGGCGTTAACAAACACCATTTGGGGGATTAAAGTCAACACTCAGGAGCAGATGTATAATCATCGTGAGATTGATATCAACGAGAAATGGCAGCTTTACAAGTCACAGGTAGAGGGTGATTTCGGTAACTATAAGGTTTCCCGTGATCTCTACGACAACATGAACGACAAGCTGAATACAGCCGCATTCGGCTTGTACAAAGGACAGCGTGACCTGTACGACACACTGAACGAACGTTACTCCGCCAAGTTCTGTGAGCTTGACAAGAAAGTCTACGGAATGGAAGTGGCTAACCTGTATCAGAACAAGATCATACAGATGGGTATGGAAAGTGTCCTGAAGGATAGTATGTGCTATACGGACCGCAAGACCTGTCGTGCAATCTATGGTGTAGTGGGTTTACCGTCAACCCCGACAGTGAACGTGCTGGAGGGGGCGAACCCTTACGGATGCAACTGCCGTCCACAGGCAGGAACAGCTCCAAGCGCATAAGGAAGCGTAAGAACGTTAGTGGTAAGCCCCTTCGGGGGCGATGCCACTTTCTTTATTAACCACTAACAAGTATTATTATGGGAATGTTTGAAAGCGATCCATTGTTATCGACAGGAAGAAGTCTGGAAAGTCTGGCACAGGAGAATGAGGCTTATACACAGAAGCTACAGGCGTTGAAACAGATTCCGGGCATCACTCAGCAACAGAGAGTATCTACACCTACCCCGATATGGGATGAGATAGACCGTATTGTTTCATCGCTTAATGATCAGGAGAGAGCTGTTCTTAATAACAACAAAGAATATTATGATAACAGCATGGCCATTCAGGAGATGGTTAATTCAGAGGTCCTTCTTCTTGTCAAGGGCAGAATAGAGGGCTCTGCGGAAGGAAAGGCCGTATTGGAGCAGCAGCTGTCATTTGTCAGGAGGACATCTAAGATAGCCAAGGAAGAAACAGCGAGAAGAGATGCTTTATTCCGCGAATACGTAACGGAGCATAGCGATATGACATGGCAGGAGTTTATTGATTGGAAAAACGGGAAACCGCAACAAAAATCTAAGAAGTAATGGAGGTTAAGAAGAATATAACAGAACTGAAGGACAAGCTAGCTGACTCATTGCAGCTATGGATTGACGAGAGGATAGACGGGCTTGTATTGAATAATCCTCAATTAAAGGTAGCGTCTGTGTATCTCAAGAGAGGGGCGAAGAATTTTCTAGCAAAGCAAAAGGACGGGATAGGTGACATGATAGATAATGCCGCTTTGTTTTTGTGTGATGAGAATGGCAATGTGGATGCGGATTTACTTTTTAACGATATGCTTTCCATGCTTCGGGAAATGGAAGAAATGCCATTTGGTAAGGGCTTTATCCGTGGGACCATAGGAAAGGGTAGTATCCGTTTTGCGCTTCCGGACAATCCGATAACAAGCATTTTATTTGGCAAGACGGGTGCGATTAAGATAACTGATGCGGATTTGATGGAATTAAAGAAGTTACTAATAGAATAGATTAATCAAAATGATAGCGTAAACTGGACTTTGCTGTTACAAATTCCACTCAAAGTGTCAGCACCCATCCGACGAAACAAAACAAAATGTAACTTTAATATATTTGAATATGGAATACAAGGATTTAATTAAAAATGCAAAGGCTAACGGTGTTGCCTCTGACAAGGCAATGTGGCAGAGCGTGGACGGTCTTAGTGATATGCTGTGTGTGCTGAAAGAGGAACACCCAGCAATGTATTGGGAGTTTATGCGCAAGCAACACTCCATCTTGTACGGTCCGCACTACGATAAAAATTTTGCGGAAATGGATATTGAGAAAATCCGCTATACAGGTCCGGGCGGTGAGAAGAAGAACGGTGCCCATTGGAGTGCTGACCAAGTGGAGGACGCGACCAAGAACCTGTCTTTCCCTTCTGGAACGACAAAGTGGGATAAGTACGTAGCTTTTAATAGCTTTTATTCCGATATGTGCTCTATCTATGATGAATCGCAGATCATCAAGGGTGCTCATAAGTTCTACTTTGCCGACGAGGATGGACCACAAGGTAAGATATGGGAGTATATGACCGCAATGCAATATGGATCGTAGTATAGACATATTGCTGGATCAGTTGGACGATAGGAGCCATTTTGATTTCTGTTGCTTGCTGGTTGTTGTATGGTGGAATATGTGCTAAAATGCTCCCCGATATATAAAAATCGGGGACTAAATCAGGGACTGTTTACGGTAGTGTCTGAAAGATTTAGATAATAATACCCCCGTTCAAAAGCCATTCAGAAGGCATTAGAACGGGGATAACAGGTTTAACCATTGATATTTCGATTCTCATCGGGTGTACAAGTCAGTAACCTCTTTGCAAAGAATTGCAAGGAGGTTTTTTCTTGTTATATCTTCTC